TTCAAATGAGTAACATTACTAGGAATATCAGGTATTTCTGATAAATTTTTATTTGAAATATCATAATATACTTTTGAATGAGTAATTTCTTGAATTTTATCTTGAATTTGATCATGTAATGTTTTTATTCTTTTAGGTGGTTCAAAATTTGATCCAATGATTGAAAGAACATCATTATTTAATCGTTTACCTAATATTTTTGTATTATTTAAATTATTAAACTGATCTTTTAATTCAATATAATGATTCTTGATATCATCTACTGTACCATTAAATGGGGCAATTAATGAATTACCTTTAGCATGATCTTCGTCATCATAATCAATAATGTTTTCAGGAAATTGAATACCATCTGCTCTTAGAATATAATCAGTAAACCATGATTTTAATGTACTAGGAACTTCAGGAATACATGTTAAATTATTGTAATTAATACATACTTCTGTAATTGATGTATTCTTTAATACACCTAATTGACTTAATTTATTAAACGGCACAATTAAACGTTTAATAGATGTAGGTAGTGTTGGTAAATATGTATTTGTCGTATATGTCATACAAAATGTCATTAATTCTATATCACATATCTCAGGTAATTTTAAATTTGTATACATAGTTGGAATACCACCACATACAAATTTAACAATTGTTGATGGCAAAGTTGGAATACTAGTCAAATTTGGACACATATGACATTTAAGTTTTTCTAATTTTGTATTTTCCAAATTATTTATACTGTTTATTGGTGTATTATAACAATATAATCTTTTTAATTTTGAATCACCATCGTCAATAGTTAAAGTTTGAATATTAGTGTATTGAAGATCTAAATAGACAACTGATAATGGAATAATTGGGATTTGATTAATACCAGAACGTTCTAAGTCAATCAATTGAATATTAGTTGGCAATTCATTTTTAATTTCAGTAAATTCAGTACGGATTGCTCTAAATTCTAATAAACTATTTGGTAACGCGGATAAAGTTATTGTTGGATTAAAAGATATATTTAATTCTATTAATTTTGTATATCTTATTACATCTACTTCTTGTATTAAATTATCAAATGCGTTTATATTCTCAATTGTTAATGGTAGTTTTGGCATTCTAGATATTTGATTTCTTGATATATTAATAACTTTGAGTGTAGTAAGATAAGACAAATCTGGTACACTAGTTAAATTATTATTACTTAATACTAATTTACTTATAAATTTGCAAAAGCTATAATTAGGAGGAATATTCTGTAATAATAATTTTGAACTTTCTTCGTTTAGTGGACGTAAAATCCCATCTAAAATGACTTCATATGTGTCCATTATTAATGTATAAACTGTATATAAATATATATGATATAACATATAATATTATTTTCAATTTTTTACTATTCTATAATATGAATAAAAGAAATGTTATTATTCATTTTATAAGACATGCTGAATCAACAGCAAATAAAGCTGCTGAAAAAAATATAAATGAATATAATTCTGAAAAATGGTTTGATGCTGAATTGACATCTAATGGTATAGAACAAGCAAAAAATTTAAAAAAAATAAATATTAAACCAGATTTAGTATATAGTTCACCATTTCGTAGAACTTTTATGACTTTATATTATTCAATTGGGTTGTATAATGTAAATAATATACATAATTCAAATATCCCAATACTAATAGATAGTAGAATTGGTGAAATTCAAAATGGTCATCCATGTAATTATAATAATTATTATTCTTCAAATATAAATAGTAGACCAATTGAATCTGAAAAAGATCTAATAAATAGAGGTGAATTATGGTTTAATGATATGATAACATATATAAAAGATAAACCAAATATTAAAAATATATTTATTTATACACATGGCGTATTTATGTACGAATTTTTAAATAACTCATCATTTAAATTTGATCATAACTGTCAAATGTTTCCCCAGAATACACAAATATGTAGTGTAAATATAAGCAAATTTTTATAGTTTATTTAATTTATATAATAAACTATATGGATTTTCGATAGATGGATTGTAATTTATAATACTTGAATGTATTTTATGTGTTAAATATACATATATTTTCATAAATGCATCTTCATCAATTTTGATTAATTCATTATTATCTTTCTTTAATAATTCACATACATCAATATATGTTGTTTTTTCAGTGATAAGAGATCCAATACGTGGATATATTGTAAGTAAGGGTGAATCAATAAATGTCTCACCGAAATTATATGCTTCTTTTAATGTTGGGAATTGCATAATATAATGACCATTTTCTATTGTAATATAACATGTTGCAGGTTGACTATCAATATATAATGGATTTGTTGTATCTACATGCGAAGAACATATATTACCCATATTTATATAAAATTGAAATTGTATATACTTTATATAAATAGTATTATTGTAATATAAAAATGGAATACACAACAAATACTATAAACCCGTTTGATGATTTTAATGATAATACATTTATAACTGAAATTGATAATCCGATTCAATTAGGTGAAAAACATAATAACATAAAAGGTGATTTTTATGATATATTCATATCTAAATCTAATTTTATTAAATTATATCATGGTAATCGATTAATTGATTCAAATAGAATAAATATAATGTGTCAAAAATATAAAAATAAAGTAATTGATTTTCCACCATTAATTATTGCACATATTGTTGACAAAGCATATGATAAAGATGAATATGTATTATTAGATGGACAACATCGTTATGAAACAATGAAAAAATTATTATTTGATGATAAAATAGATACCATATTTACATATAAATTATATGAATGTAATAATATTAATGAATTAGAAGAATTGTTTTCAGATATCAATAGTAATGTTAAGTTTGAAAATATATTCCCATATAAAAAGTTAGGACAATTATTAATTAAAATAGAACAATACTTTAAATCAGCATTATCAATAAGTAAAAATCCACACACGTATAAATTTAATATTGGTGACTTAAAAGAAAAATTAACTGAATTAAAATTTTTTGAAACATATCAAAATTCAGTGGATGATGTGTTTCAAAAAATATTAGAACTTAATAAGAAGATTTATACGGATTTATATACTAGAAAGGCTTCGAAAAAATTAACTAAACATGAATTAAATTTATTGGATAAAATAGAAAGCTCTCATAAAAAAAATAAAATGTATTTGTTATTTCGACCTAATTATGAATGGATCAATGAAATTCTTTTATTACTTTAATTATTTTACATTAAAATATTTTGGTTGTAATAATGATGGTTTATTTGTATAATCTAATAATATATCAGTAATATGTCCAACTGGTGATAATGTTAATGCTTCTGCAGGATGAATTAGATTCCATATATAATCTTTCTGAGTTAATATATTGTGACCACGTGAAATATATATTTCAAAACATAATTTTTGATTTGGATATGGGACACTGATAATTGGTATTGACGCAGAACATAGATTTTTATAAGTATCACTATATGATGTAATAAATACATTCGTAAAATATGTATTTACATATCTATATACAAATGCATAGGCATCAAGATATTTATTAAAATGAGATATGGTAATAGGAGCAATATTTCCTTTATAAATGGTAACAGTGAATTTTTCAATTGTGGATAGTGAATTTTCCATTATAAAATATAATAGTATTTTATATTTTATATTGTTATTAATTTTCAATTTTTTATTGTAGTAATTTCGTTTCATTGTATATACAGATTTTAACATCTTCTCTTCTTGACATAGGTCCACTTAACAATTCTTTACCAGTTACATAATCTTTGGTGAAATTTATTCTATTTTGTCTTATATTATCAGGGAATGGTAGATCAAACATCTCTTTACATTTTTTATTAATATTATTAATAACATTATTCAATACAGTATCCATTTTATAATCAATCCATTTAGAATTTACATATATCTTTCCTGTATTTCCACGTAAATTAGTTATTTTTATATTTTGATATTCTGGTATATTCTCATTAAAATGTAATAATGTTAAACATTTTACCAAATAACTTGGTCCAGAACTACAAATTTGTCCTCGTTCCTCTATTGATAATTTACTAACATCTTCTAATCCAAAAGTTACTATGTCTTTTGTATCTATTTTAATATTATTATCTTCTATTATTTTCTCTAATTCTTTTATTCTATTTTCTAATTTTGTTATTTTATTTTTTAATTCCATTATATTATTATCTTCTATTATGTTTTCTAATTCGTTTACTTTGTTTTTTAATTCATTATTTTCGGTAGTAATTTTTATTTTATCAAAATTTTTATTACATGTTTTTAATATATGATATTTTAAATTTAATTTTTATGAATAAATTTTATCGCACATATTACATTTATATTTACCATCAATTTGAATATATATATTCTCACATTTTCTTAATGTATGATTCTGTAATGTATATTTTGTTGAAAATTTTTTATAACAAATATTACATTTATGTTCAGTAATATTATTTATAATATTTGTATTATCTGTATTATCTGTATTACCTGTACAATTTTTTAAATTATGATTATATAATGTATATTTTGAAGAAAATACTTTCTTACATTTATTACAACTAGTATTTGTTGTTGTTTTCAAACAATTTTTTAAATTATGATTTATTAATGTATATTTTGTTGAAAATTTTCTATTGCATAGTTTACATACATGTTCTGTAATATTATTAGACATATTAATATATAATAGCATTATATATTATCTTTTTATATTATATTTATCATATATTAATTATTGTTAAAAATATAATATTTATATCATAATCAATAACTATTTATTTATATTAATAAATTTTCAGTATATATATTATTATTAATATAAATTAATATATAAATTATAATTTATATTGATAATTTTTGTTATATATAATATTATCATTGATTTTCATATACTTTTATTATGAAAATGTAATTTTGATTTGTATTTATATATATTACTCCTAGACTTTTTTTAAGTCGTCTAATTTAAATTAAAATTAAACGCAAATGATTTTTGAACAATTAATTAATTTAATATTATTAATTTTTTTTAATTAATTTTTATCTAAAAACAATTAATTTTATGTAAATTAATTAATATTTAGTTTATTTTTTACTTTATTTGACCTAATAAGAAAGTATATTGTAATTAATATACTTTATATATTATGTTATTGGATTAAATTTATTTTTAATTAAAAATGGCAATTATAAAAATAAATTTATTATATTGATTTACAGTAATATAGATATATATAATATATATAATCAATATTATAATGTATTTTTTTAATCAAATTAATATTTTGATAGAGAGAGAGGGGACCCCCAGCCAAAGACTTTTTTTTTTTTTTGGGTTTTTTTGGGCCGTTTTTTCAAAAAGTTTTTGGGAATTTTCGGCAACCTCTCTCTCTGCACCCCATAACTCACGTTATTCACCCACCCCCGCCCACCCCAAAAAATATAATATATAAAATATAATATATAATATACTATCATATACAATAAAAAATTTATAAATTAAAAAATGATTTATTTTATTTCTTTTTATTAAAAT